GTTTGAAGTTCCTGCAGTAAAATTAGCATATGACCACTTTATAACAGTATGGGCATTAACAAAAGAACAACAAAAGGAGTAGTATGTCAGACTTGATCGCAAAACCTATTATAAAAAATCAGTATTGGGTTGTCACTGACGGTGACAAAAAGGTTGGTAACGTTGTTGCCGACCAAAATGGCTTTGATGTAAAATTAAATGGTACTAATTTGCATTTTGCTAGTACTGACGATATCAAACAAAAAACCAAGATTATTTTTCAATCTATAAAAAATCTAAAATCTAAACAAAATCATCCATATCCTGAGTATCCAACTACTAATAAAGTATATAACTCAGTAATGGATGTTAAGCGAAAGCTGCACTTATTCACTACTTCACCTAAGAGTAAATGTTTTCATGTTGCTGGATGGTTTGTTGTAAATCAAAACGGTGTCATACAAGTACTTTTTTGCCCGAAATACATCTTTATTCAGCGTTATGAGTATCACGGTCCATTTACATCTGAAATCCAAGCAAATCAAGTACTAAATAGTAGATGATACATATAAAAAGATTTATAGATAAAATATCTGCAATGGAATCAAAGCAAAACAAAGATGTAGTAATTTCCATGCAAGAGGCTAGGGGTTTAAGAGATGATATAGCAAAGCTGTTAGCTGACCTACATCTACTAACAAGCGAACAAAAGAAAGACGAAGTAATCCAAGTAGAACTAACAGGTGGGTCGTTTAAGTGAGCAGGTCTCAACCAAAAGTATTAATGGAAATAGTTGACAAACAAACATACAAATGTGATCAAATCGTAGAAGCTGCGGGTATATGGGCTGTTGTGTTAGATGGTCAACCTATCAATTTAAAATCCTCACATTACTTGTCTAACGATACGGTACCTAAATACAAGAAAACTAGTTTTTCTAATCCAGGTCACGCAAGAAACTTATGTAAAAAGCTTAATACGCAGTTTAAAACTAATAAGTTCACTGTAGTCTTTATGAACTCTGGTAGACAAGTTTACCCCGATTCAGATGAGTAACACCAAGTTAGAAATCACTGAAGCTGTATTTAAAGAACTACCTGAGCATAGTAAACATCGTAGTTTTACGGTTGAACAATCAATGTTCAAATGGTGGGTAAGTGGCAGAGGTGGGCAGAGCTTAAGGTTGAAAGATGACGGATACGAAGCATTTACAGAAGCTAATATAGCACATTATAAGTTTCCATTATTTACAAACAAAACCGATTATACTAGTATTTTAAACAATCCTAACAGTTATACCTTATCTTTAAGTAAAAAGATAAAATGTCCTTTTTATATTATCAAATTAAATAAAGATGTAAAAACAGAACCTGAAATCATAATTTATGATGATAAAATAGCAATGTGGATGACCATATACGGTACACTACAAGAATACTTAGACTCAGTGAGGTGAATAGTATGAGCGACAATGAAAACAAAAAAGTAGTAAAAAACAGTGTTTATGGTGAAATGCTTAACAAGATGAAAACAAGCAATAATTCATATCAAAAAGGTAATAAGCCAAAACCGCAAAAAGGACATTCAAGCCAGGGCGTAGTAAAGCGAACTGGTAGGGGTAGATAATTACCCAAAATAGTTGTATATTGGATAGAATAAATAGTACTATAGTATAACACATAGGAGATAGACATGAAAGCGTTTTTGTTTTTAGTACTTGCAATGGTAAGTTTTAATGTATTTGCTGTTGATGCAAAAGTAGTTGCTACTGAACCGGTGTATACCACGAGTACTCAGCATCGTGAAGTATGCGCTCCTGTAACAGAAACTCGCAGATCAATCGGCGGCACTTTGCTAGGTGGCGCAATTGGTGCAGCCCTTGGTAATCAAGTTGGCGGAGGCTCAGGTAGAGATATCGCAACAGCGGTTGGTGCTGTAACTGGTGCAGCTATAGGGCAAAATCAAGCAGGTGACAGAACAGTAACTAGAAATCAATGCGTGAGTGAACCCTTTACTGTACAACAAGTTTCTCAGTACAAAGTAACAGTTGACGTAAATGGTAGCTATCACACCGTGTACAGAAGCTTTAGCCCAGTAGTAGGAAGCTTGATCCCCGTAACTTTATCTGTCAATTAACGTAAGTTATTGTTTTAACTAAGGTTTTATTTCGCAAAAAGGCTTGACTTATTGTCCGTTTATGCTATAATAGCATATATATTAGATTATGAGCGACAAGAAAATGAAACCCAGAAATCATGTTGTATTAGCTATGATACGCTCTAACAAGCAATCAGTAGCGCATGGCAAGACTTTCAAAGCTTTGCGTAGAGAAAGCAAAGTCAAGCTTAAATCACGAGGTGCAGACCATGATGGTAAATGATCGTATTGCAAGAGTTTTGGAAGCTGCTGTTAAAGAAATCAAAGAGCCCAAGTCTGATAAAGAACTTTATCAAGCACTTAGGCTTATTTCCGCTATAGCTAAACAAGAAGCGAAAAAAGTACTGGTTCACATAGACGAATCTAATACACTACTAGGCTAACAAAATGAACATGCCTGATATCACAGTTGAACTTATTTGGGGTGCTAGTTGTCAGGCACTTAGCATTAATAACGGTTACTTAAAACCTGAAGATATTACATATTCAGAAGATCATCAGGGTAAACAAGCTAACCGAGAACTGATTCAATTTTACGCATTCAACACTGACAAAATCAGTGAACAAAGTATTAAAGATGGTACAGAAGTTCGCAATTATCTAAAAGGTATGCTTTTTAAAATGCTATCTGAAGATAAGCTACATGACTATTTTAAAAAGCTGATCAACTTGGCATCCGATGATGAGTTAAAACTTACTGATAAAAATATTGCGTATATTGCCTCAGCACCTCATGCTGTAATCAGAGAACAGTTAAAAGACGAACAGTTTAGACAAGTAAGAGAATGTAACCATAGTTATGTGGGTTTAGAAGGCGACAAAGTACAAGTTAACTTTAAGATTATAAAGTCATATTATTCTGAAGAATGGGAAAGACATTATATAACTGCTATTACTACTGATAATAAAATGATTACATACTCTACTAAGAATAAAAGACTAATTGGTGTTAATAGTGTAGTAACTGCTAATGCTATTGTTAAGGCACTATTTATTGATCAATATACCAAACACGAAACTACTAGATTAAGCAACGTAAGAACGGGGATTAAATGAAAATAAAAATAGGAAAGTACAAGGATTACTTTGGGCCATATCAGTTAGCAGAACTTCTTTGCTTTTGGGCTAAGCCAGTAAAAGACGAATACGGCTTCAAACGTAAGCCAGATTGGGTACACGACTTTGGCGAGTGGCTAGCATATGGTTATGTAGAGTCTGAGCCTGAAGTAGGTGAAAAAAGACCTATGTTTGGTAAAGAAGAACGCAAGCAAACTTGGGTCTCTAAACTAATCTGCGGCGCCTTGAGCCTAATAGCTAAACTACAAGGTGAGCGTGTGATCAAGATTCAAATTGATCCCTGGGATACTTGGAGCGTTGATCATACTTTAAGCATGATTATTTTGCCCATGCTTAAGCAACTAAAAGACACTACGCATGGTGCACCGTTTGTTGACGATGAAGATGTACCTGACGAACTAAAGAGTACATCAGCCCCTGCAAAGGAAAACGATTGGGATACTGACGACAACCATTTTAAGCGTTGGGATTACGCGCTTGATGAAATGATCTGGGCTTTTGAAAAGCTAGTAGACGATGATTGGGAACATGAGTTTTACTCCGGCAACCACGAAACTCTTACAGTAAAACGCGAAGACGGTTTGTATGAAATGATTAAAGGTGAAAACGATACTTTCACTATTGATCATGAAGGTATGAAAAAAGTAAATGATCGTATTCAAAATGGTTTGAGACTGTTCGCTAAGCACTACAGAGGACTTTGGGATTAGGTATGAAAGCAGAAAAGCCAGCAACAGGTATATCCAAAATACAAGAATTTAGTGACTCAGTATGTTATCGTATTGAGTGTGAATGTACTAGTCACAATCATGCGGTAGACACTAGAATAGAAGTAGAAAAACAATGGGACGATATTCCAGATATCAGTGTTAGCTTCTATTTGACTATGTACAACAAGTTCCCGAAAAGTTTTTGGGATCGCGTTAAGCAAGCTGCTAGTATTTTGTTTACTGGTCTTAATAAACAAGAGCATGAAATTTTACTGAAACCACAAGCTGCTAAAAATTGGATTCAAGCAGTAGAAAACTCTATTAATAACTTTGAGAAGAAACATGAAAGAAAAACTGATTAACTTTTTTAAAAAGCCAACTGCCACTGATTTAAAACTTCGAGACCGAAGGGTTAGGTCTCGTAATCGGTTGAGTCAACAAGCGTATGACTATCAAGAATTCGTTAGACGCAATCATGAACAACAAGCAAAAGAAACACATAATGGATAAATTCGACCTAGAACAAAAGATACAAGAATGCTGGCAAGTTGTTGATGACTTAAAAGCAGTTTACCATTGTGAACGGTTGTATAAAGATGAAAACGAAATGCAAAATGCTCTACTAGGTCTTTTCACATTATACCAAATCAAGTTTGAAAATCTTTTTCATGACTATGAAAAATTAGTAGCTGAAGAAAAACTAAAATGAGTTATGTTCGTTGGGGTAGTATCATTAACTGTGAGTTAACTGATAAAGAATATATTGCTCTTATCGGTGACGGTTTAGAAGCTACTGAAAAGTGGTGTAAAGAAAATAAAACTCCAGATGCTGAAATAAGCGATTGGTATATCTTTTGGCACTCAATGGGCGGAGATAAATCTGAAAAAAGAGAAGATCAGTATTTGGCTATGTGGATGGCAGGTGAGGAAAGCATTCCTGTTCTAGACTATAGTACAGTAAAAACCATGCTAGAAACGGATGATTGGTCTCCTTTGGGATACAAAAACATCACACAAAAGCATGTGCTTGTTGATTGTGTGAAACGATGGATTAGAAACATTGAGGTAGATTGCAAGTGAGAATTTATATTGACACAGAGTTTAACGAGTTTAAGGGTGAACTTATTTCTATGGCATTAGTGGCTGAGGATGGATCAGAATTTTATGAAGTCTTAGAATGTACTAATCCAAAATCTTGGGTAGCACAAAATGTTATGCCTATATTGAACAAAGATCCTGTACCTGAGCATATCTTTAGAATGAAGTTATTTGGATTCTTAAACGAATTTACTAGTTTACACTTAATTGCGGATTGGCCTGAAGATATCGCACACTTTTGTGCGGCAATAATTACTGGCCCGGGTATTATGTTGAACATACCTAATTTTACTTGTGAAGTGCGTAGAGATTTAAGTGCCGTGAACAGCAAACTTTTACACAATGCTTTAGAAGACGCCAAAGCATTATGGGAAGCTGATATTGAGAGTAAACTACTATGAGACCTAATACTAAGTTTGGCGATAACCGCCCCAAAACTATTACTGTAACTAACACCAATACCGGTAAAAAGGTTGAAGTAGAAGTTGCAGAAATGACGAACAAAGCTATTACTATATACTTGGCCAACGAGAAAATCGTGCTGATGAATACTGGAAAACACTATATAGGGAACAAGTTTGGAATGGAGCTTACTTACACCCCTTAGTAAGTTGTTGATTTATAAAGAGTTTTTATTTTACCCAAAGGCTTGACATTTGGGTAGAATGTGCTATACTAACTGTATAAATTGATGAAACAGGAGAGTAGCACATGAGCAAGAACACTGTAGAGTTAAGTTTTGATGAACTGCAAGTACTTCGTGCTGTTTTGTACGAATATTACTCAGAAAACGACTATATGTGTGAAGTTGAGATGAAATCACATGAGTCCTTAGAACAAAAGTTGAGTACATTAGAAGATCAGTTTGAGTATGCAGATTGAAGTTTAATCTGCTTTTGCTCAATGTGAGGATAGATAAGTGTTAAAAAAGATCAAATCAGTAATACTTTATACTTTTTTTATAATTTCAATGTTTGTACTGATTGCCCCTATTACTACATATCAGTTAGTAACTAATCTGTTTAAATGAATAGGGGAATGATTGAAATTAGCTTTAATCCTAACGGAGTAAAATATTACTCCGTTATTGATACCATGTTTGATAAATTGGTAATGTACACAAGTTCTACACATTTAGCTAATCATGTGGTTAAATGTGTAAATGTTTGTAAACATGAAACCTCGTATGATTATATGCTACACTTTCATAAAGCTGTTACCAAATCCGATTGACAACGTTTGTTTTCAGTGTATAATTAATAATCTTAAACTCTAAAGAGATTTATAATGTCAGGTTATAGTTTAATCTTAGAAATAGAAAGGCTTAAAGAAAATTGCGATAAACTGGGATTTCGTTTGGGTCACTCTAAACACGAGTACCGCGGCGGCCGTGGTGATGTGGTATCCTTGTTTCCTAAAGATAACGAGGCTCTTCCTGTATATTCACGCGATGCTGAACTATTCGTGGGTGAAATTGAAGACCTTAAAATATGGCTTCGCGGTATTGAGTGGGCTAGAAACTATGACAGCATGGTTATAGGAAAGCTGAACGACAAAAAACGAGAAAGAAAAGAGCAAGACCTTCGCAATGAAAATCTAGTAAGAAAACTTAGGGAGAGTAATTAATGTTTACAGTAGGTTCCAAACAAGGTAATACAGTTTCTATTTTTGTTCAAGCGTATCAAGCAAGTACAAATAGACGTTGGCAAGTAATAGATACGTATTCATCAGATATGGGTTTTGTTGCTAGCGCATTAGAACTCCCTTATAGTGAGGAAAAAGACTGGACCATTGATACCAGTTATAGCAAACATAATCCTGGTAACCTTCAAGGCACTAAGTTTACATATTCTGGTAATTTTACTGCTATAGAAAAAGAAACGATTGAATGGACTTGGGAAAAAGCAAGAGCATCTGATCTCTTAGAATCTACTATGCAGTACGCAGACCAGGGATGGGAAATTAGTGTACCCAAACTTTTAGTTCCGGGGCCGTTTTATATAGAGCAAATTCACTAAGTTAGTACTTGACATTTCTTGTAATTCCTGTATAATAGAATTTCTACTTAGTTAAGGATCTGTTATGTTTTCTAATTTCATTGAAGTAATAAATTCCGATCAAAGTCGTTTGTTCAAAGAAAGTAAAGTTAATGAGTTTGGTAAACAAGAACCTAAGTTCATTCGTTTGCTTAACCGTGCTTACTCTCCTGAGTATGTTTACGGCATCAAGAAAATGGAACAAACTTCTGTAGGTACTAACACACTGGTTAATATTTGGGATCAAGTAGAAACATTGCTTGATCGTCTGACCAGCAGAAGTGTCACAGGTAATGCTGCTCGTGCTGAAGTTGAAGCTATGCTCAATACTTTGACAGCAGAAGAAGCCACTATAGCCATCAACATGATCAAGGGCGATCTGCGTTGCGGTATCAGTGTTGCTACAATCAACAAAATGTTTCCCAACACTATTCCTGAATATCCCTACATGCGTTGCTCTCTAATGAAAGGCAGCAATATTGCTAACTTTGATTGGAAAGCTGGTGTTTATTCGCAAGAAAAAGCAGACGGGATGTTTGCTAACATTTATCTGTATCCCGATCTTATTACCAAGATTACTAGCCGCAATGGCACTCTTTTTGCTAACACCGAATTCAAAGACTTTATTCAGGAGTTTGTCAACGTAGCTGATGAAGGTTACTGCTATCACGGTGAATTGTTGGTACTTGAAGATGGTAAAGTAATGCCCCGTGAGCTGGGTAATGGTGTCTTGAACAGTGTGTTAAAGGGCGGATGTTTTGAAGCTAATCAAAAGCCCTTTTACTATGTATGGGATCGCGTACCAGTAAGTGATGCTATTGCTGATGGCAAAAACAAAACCAGGTACAAAGACCGTTTTGCTGCTATCCAAAACATCAAAGGTAAATTTGTAGATGTTATCCCTACCAAGATCGTCTATTCACTTGATGAAGCATTTAAGCATTATGTTGATATGACTTCACACGGTATTGAAGGTACGGTGATCAAGAATCCAAACGCTATTTGGGAAGACAAAACTTCTAAAGATCAAATCAAACTGAAAATTGAAGCTGAAGTAGACTTGATCGTTCGCGGGTTCAATCCAGGTAACGGCAAGAATGCTCACTTGTTTGGTTCTATTGCTGCTGAAAGTAGTGACGGCAAACTGCGTGTAAACGTTTCTGGTATTTCAGATAAAGATCGTGAGCGTATCAATGGAGAACGTGATGAATGGATTGACAAGAAAATCATTACCGTTCGTGCCAACTCTATCATGGAGTCTAACGATATTGCGGCACTGTTCTTGCCCCGTCTTGTAGAAGAAAGACTGGATAAGACTGAAGCCGATGACTTTGTTAAAATCAAGCAAATCTTTGAAGAAGCCAAACAAGGGGTATAATGAAAATAAATGAAACACCGTGGACTGAAAAGGTCTACGAAACTGAAGATTATGTAGTGTTTAAAGATGGCTTTCCAGTAACAGAAGGTCATCTTCTTTTTGTACCAAAAGTAAATATGGTAGATAACTTAGTCTTATGCTGGCAAGAAGCATATGAATGGGGAGAACGTTGGGTTTTAGAAGATTATTGCGACGGATACAATATAGGACAGAATATAGGAACTGCTGCTGGACAAACAGTTATGTATCCACATGTACATCTAATACCTAGACGGTATGGTGACATGAAAGATCCTCGCGGCGGAGTTCGCCATGTAATACCAGAAAAAGGAAACTATCGTGCTAACGAAAGATAATATAGTTGGTATCAAACACCAATTTGAAGACGGTGACTCTATTGAAGTCATACAAGTAAAAAGTCGTAATGAAGAGTTACATCTAGTCACTTACCATATACAACAAGGTCCAGGCATTCCTAGAAAACTAATAATGGAGCTTAATGAGTTTATTGGTACTTATGGGCATCTTTTTGAAGTAGAAAAAGACTAAATACATTATGTTCATGGCTATAATCACCTTATTAACCGCACTATCAATGGCAACTGTTGCGGCAGTTTTTGCCATATATGGTATCATTGCTATCTTTGCTGGCATGCCTCAATTTGCCTTAGTTATGGGTGCTGTTATTGAACTAGGCAAAGTAGTTGGAATTAGTTGGTTATATAGAAATTGGAATGAACCTACTAAAATCAAGTACGCAATGGCACCATTAGTATTAATTGCTATGTTGCTAACTTCAATGGGTATCTTTGGATTGTTATCTAAAGCACACTTAGAACAAACTAGCCCAGTAGCAAATAATGAAATCCAAATTGAAAGACTTGACCAACAAATTACTAGAGAGCAGTCTAGAATTACTGATGCTGAACAAGTTATTTCACAACTAGATCAAAGTGTTCAAGCATTAATTAATTTTGATCGTATCAGAGGACCAGACGGAGCCATAGCAGTTAGAGAATCACAAGCTGAGCAGCGAGAATTACTACGTCAAACTATTGATACAGCACAAACAGAATTAGACGGGTTAGAAGATCAAAAACTAGAACTATCGCAACAGCTACGAGCCATTGAATTAGAAGTTGGTCCTATAAAATATATAGCAGAATTAATATATAATGACGGGCAGGATAGAACCGAAGAAGCTGTTAGATGGGTTATCATTGCGTTTATATTTGTATTTGATCCAATGGCTATTCTTTTGTTAATGGCTGCTAATTACACATTAGTAAATAGAAAAAAACAAGACTTAGTTTCTGCTCCACTAGTAGAAGAACCCACTCTTATATTAGAAGAACCAGTAAATACTGAGGAAGTATTAAATGTTAAAGAGGATTCCAACAATGTCAGCGATACAACAGATATCCCCGAACCACCCATTACCTCCGATACAAGCACATCCAGCAGCAATGAACAACCAGAATCTGGAACAGAATCAATCTATCTTGAAAGAACAGACGATTTACAAGAGACAGTCGCAGAAACAACTGAACGAGATATTGTACCTTTACAACCAGCAGGGGCAATTGATATCATCACAAGTGTACAAGATCAACCTTCTAGTGTAGATGATGCAGCACAAGTTATCACAGAATCAGCCATAAAAAAAACTTTAATAACTACTAAAGATATAATCACTGAAGGAGTTACTCCACTACATGATGTAGGTGACGGGTACATAGAATATAATAAACAACTTTTTCAAAAAGATGCGTTAAAAGAAATAAAACCTGATTTGTTTACTATTAGACCAGATTCAGTAATGCCACATTCTAGCTTTGGTATTCAATTTCCTAAAATGGCAAAAAAGAAAGATATATTTGTTAGAGTAGACACATTACCTAATAGAGTATTTAGGTTTGATGGTAACAAATGGATTGAAATAAATAAAAGTCTTACAGCAACATATCTTTATGACCAAGAATACATCAAATATCTAGTTGAAAAAATAGACAGCGGAGAGTACGATGCTGAGCTTCTTTCTGATCAGGAAAGGAATCAAATAGAAGAATACTTAAGCACTCATAATTCTTAACATAAATATCATTATCTAAGGGATCATGTGTTCATGTCAGAAAATAAATTGTCTTATTGTTCGTTTTGTAATAATCATAAAGATTTAGTTACCAAATTGATAGTAAGTGATAACGTTGCTATATGTAGCGACTGTATTGAGTTATGTAACCAACTTATAGTAGAAGAAAACAATCCAACTATAATAGAAAGTAAAGCAAAAAAAGCAGATGCTTACAGTATAAAAAAGCATTTAGATAATCATGTTATAGGGCAAGACCGAGCAAAAATCGCAATTAGTGTTGCAATAACAAACCATTATAAAAGAATCAATAACGAACCTCCTGAAGATATTGAAATAGCAAAAAGTAATGTATTAATGATAGGTCCAACTGGCAGCGGTAAAACATTACTTGCTAAATCAGTTGCTAAGTATCTTAATGTGCCTTTCGTGGTTGCTGATGCTACTAGCTTAACTGAAGCAGGTTATGTAGGTGATGACGTAGAAAGTATGATATCAATGTTATTGGCAATAGCTGACGGAGATGTTTCTATTGCTGAAAGAGGAATAGTGTTTATTGATGAAATAGACAAGATAGCTAGAAAAGGAGAAAGCACTAGTATTACTCGTGACGTTTCTGGTGAAGGTGTACAACAAGCATTGCTCAAACTTGTAGAAGGCACGAAATGTCGCGTAAGTGCTTCAGGTAAAAGAAAGAATCCAAACAGTGATACAATAGAAGTAGATACAAAAAATATTTTGTTCATTGCCGGCGGAGCTTTTAGTGGTTTGAGTGATATACTAAGAAGTAGAGTACAAGGGTCATCAATTGGATTTGGTGCTGAAGTAAAATCAAAAGATAATATTATTGACCAAAGTTTGGTTACTCCCGAAGACTTAATTAAGTTTGGAATGATACCAGAATTTATAGGTAGATTTACAACTACTGTAACATTAGAACAATTAGATAAACCTGAGTTGATAAGAATACTAACACAACTCAAGAACAGTTTCATAGAACAGTATAAGTATATTTTTTCATTAGACGGTATAGATTTAAGATTTACTACAGAAGCAATAGATCAACTTGCAGAAAATTGTATCATTCTTAAAACTGGAGCGAGGGGATTACACAGTGAAATAGAAAAAGTGTTATTACCGCATATGTTTCATATATCGCACTATGTAACAAATGGTATTAAGGATTTAGTAATTACACAAGACATGGTCTTAGATCCAAAAGAACTTTATTTTCCCTAAAAGATATATTTTTTTACGCAATCATGTATAATAAATACTAATGTAGATGCTGAATGGTCAGGTCTACATTAAAAAATCTTGCTTAACTTAAGGAGACTACTATGACAAGCAAAACTTTAACCCTTCGTTCCACCGATATTCCCTCAATACACAAATTCGCAATCGGGTTTGATTCAGTCTTTGACGAACTGTTTAGACTAGATTCTAAACAAACTGATAACTACCCTCCATATAACATAACTCAAATCAATGAAGATGAGTTTTCAATTTCATTGGCTGTAGCTGGTTTTGGACCAGAAAACTTAAAAGTTACTAAGGATAAAAACTTTTTAGTGATAGAAGGTAACCCACTGATACCAGTTCATGAAGATGATGTTAGTTATAAAGTTCTACATAAAGGAATTAGTAGCAGATACTTTAAGCGTGAGTTTAAACTAGCTGATCATGTAGAAATTGTAAATGCGAATCTTGAATTGGGAATTCTTGCTATTTACTTAAAACGTGAAATTCCAGAAGAACAAAAGCCCAAGACAATTGCTATTGCTTACAATAAATAGTAATATAAACATACGCAGTCAGTGTTTTGCTGGCTGCTTTTACAAGAGGTAATACGAAATGCCAAATGCAGAAATAAACAGTAAAATCAAACCCAACACTAGTTTAAAAGAACCGCCTTTGTTTAAAATTATTTATATGAATGATAATGTAACATCTATGGAATTTGTTATATCTTCACTTATTGAGTATTTTAATTACAATCCAGATACTGCGTCTACCATAACTCAAAAAATTCATGAGATTGGAAGTGCAGTAGTAGCAGTGCTACCTTATGAAATTGCTGAGCAGCGCGGCATTGAAGTAACTCTTGATGCTAGATCACAGGGATTTCCACTTCAGATCAAAGTAGAAAGCGAACAGTAATTATATCTTAATAGTTACTCGTTTGGCCCAATAATTTCTTGATTTAAAATAAGGGTTGTTAACGTAGTTGACATTATCAATCGTAATGTCAACTACGTTTTCATACGTACCAAACACCCAATTAGACATCTTTTTTTCTGTATCATACTGAGCACATGAGCTTAGCGTAGGCATAGTGTCTATATACTCAGGAAGTTGACCGAAATATAAATCTTTTCTAGGAACAGCACTAGAAGCTATAAATATTTTTTTAACAT